TTAGAATCAGCACAACTATTGTGTACATGTCATAGAGTACAAGATGGTACAGAATATTATGACAAGACAAAAAATGGTAGAAAGATTAAAAGGTGGACACACCCTAATCCTAATTTAGAACCATTACTATACAAAGCAGGTTGGGTAAAACACCCTAGTACAATATGGTTGTTTGAGTCTGCCTACAATTACATTTGGTTATACAAACATATGATAGCTCTTAACGAAGAATACAAGAAGAGATATAATCATACAAAGAATCATGTAACAATTGATAAACTTGGTGAAGTTTTAAAACACCCACCAAAGAATGCTAAATATAATGTGATAGCAACTGACCCTAAACCAGCAATGCCTGAATATTGTAAAATACCAGGTGACGCAGTTGGCAGTTACAGAAAATATTATATTATGGAGAAGAGAAGATTTGCTACTTGGAAAAGTCCAGCAAAAGTACCAGAGTGGTACACGGAAGGAGTAAAACAACATGCGTGAACAAATGATAGAGGCAATTAAGAAACATGCCGAAGGTCACATAGAAAAGCATAAGACAAATGTTGAGGTATTAATGCAGAAACCAGCTGGTGTTGCAGAGCATCCTGACCATTTAGAAACAATAGAAAAAGAATTAAAAATTATTGCAGAGTATGATGACCAATTAGAGATGATTAAAAAATACTTTGTGCATAAAGACCCATTTAAAAGTTAATGCCAACATACACATTTGAAAATACAAAGACAGGTAAAGTCTATGATGATATGATGTCTATTGCAGAAAAGGAAACTTTTCTAAAAAAGAATAAACATATTAAACAATGCCTAACTAAGATAAATATATCTAGTGGTGTTATGGGTGTTAATATGAAGAATGATGGTGGTTGGAAAGACAACCTATCAAGAATTGCTGAAGCACATCCAAATAGTGAACTTGCTAATCAACATAAAAGACGGTCAGTAAAAGAAGTACAGACACAGCAGGTTGTGGCAAAACACCGAAGACGACAACAAGGGAAAAAGTAATGGCAGACAAAGGCATACCAGATTATTTAAGAGAATATGATTTAGACCAAGATTGGGGTTTTACTCCTGTCAATAAGGCACCTGAATCTACACCAGCTGTAGATACTTCGGTCATAGAAACAAATAATGTAGAACTTGCCAAAGTAAAATCAGATGTAGGCGATATTAAAAGTATGATGAATGAAATCATGCAAATTGTGGCAGAGAAAGATGAGGTCACAAAAACATTATCAGACGAAGATACTTTAAAAAGATTCAAAGAAATAGAAAAACTAATATTACCGTTTTTATATAATCTTATGAAGAGTGACGAACCTTATATACATTGGCCTAATAGAAGTCCAATTATTAAGGCACAAATAGAAAAGCTATTGAAGCTAACAAAAGGAAACTAAACATGCAAGCAAATTATGATAAATGCTTAGAAACTATTTTACACCACGAAGGTGGTTATGTAAACCACCCTAAAGACCCAGGTGGAGAAACTAATCTAGGCGTTACAAAAAGAGTGTACTTAGAACATGGTGGCCAAAAAGATATGAAAGATTTAACAGTTGAAGATGTGGCACCAATTTATAAAAAAGGCTATTGGGATAAAATGAAAGGCGACCAATTACCAAATGGTTTAGACCTTTGCGTTTTTGACTTTGGTGTGAACGCAGGACCAGGTAGAGCAGCCAAGTATTTACAAACAATGATAGGTACAGTTGCAGACGGTGGTATTGGACCAAACACATTAGCAAAACTAGGTGAATATGTTGAAAAACATGGTCTCGAAAAATGTATTGAAGATTATCAAGGTGCAAGACAAGATTATTACGAAAAATTATCTACATTTGCCACATTTGGTAAAGGTTGGACAAGACGAGTAGATGAAACTACTGAATTAGCCTTGTCAATGATTAGTTGAGAAACAGAACCGTTTAAGTCGGAAAGAGAAAAGTTGAATAATCTTTATATGTTACATAGGTCTATATAATGCAAGTCATAGATAATTTTTTAGGTAAAGAAGAATATGATTTGATACAAAGTGAAATAACAGGTTGGAAATTTCCATGGTATTATCAAGAGGGTAAAGTTTCAAAAGATGATGGTCTTCCGTCATTAACACATTGTTTTTTTCACTTTAGTGTTATTGAAAGTAATTGGTTTGATATGTTAAGGCCAATAATAGATAAAAATAATATGATGGCTTTGAGAAGAGTGAAGGCTAATTTTGATTATGCAAATGTAAAACCTAAAAGATTAGCATTACATACAGACGCACCAGATGGCCTAGAAAGTATGAAAACTGGTATATTTTATGTGAATACTAATAACGGTAAAACTTATTTTGAAGACGGTACTGAGATAGATAGTGTCGCAAATAGAATGGTTGTATTTGACGGTAAAATGAAACATGGTACAATCACACATACTGACACACAAACAAGAATTATTATCAACTTTAATTGGTATTAGGCTTGCCAATACAACATAAAATGTATATAATATGGATACAAAATTAAAAAAGGAACTGAAATGGCTAAAAACTTTGTACAACTAGACGAGAGCAAACTACCAAAGACCAAAGGTAAGAATATTGATGGTTTCAGGTTTTATGCTGTTGAAGATAAACACTATCCAAGTATTACAACTGTATTAGGTGCTATTCCAAAACCAGGTCTTATGGCATGGCGAAAGAATGTAGGTGAAGAAGCAGCTAAATGGGAAATGAATAGAGCGGCTCGTAGAGGCTCTGCTACTCATACTTTGGTAGAACAATATTTAAAAGGCGAAACACCATCTATTCGTGATGTATTGCCTTTAGGTATGTTTCGACTATTGAAACCATACCTAGAACAAATTGACAATATTCATTGTCTTGAAACTATCATGTATAGTAATAAACTGACCGTTGCAGGTCAAGTTGATTGTATTGCAGAATACAATGGTAAACTATCCGTGATTGATTTCAAAACTGCCAACAAAGAACGAGTTGATAGTTGGAATGAAAATTATTATATTCAATGTACTGCTTATGCAATCATGTATGAGGAGTTATTTGGTACACCAATTGAGCAAATTGTTATTCTTCAGGCCGGCGAAGATGGCTCTGCTAAGGCATTCGTAAAGAACAAATCAGATTACGAAGAAAAACTTGGCGAGGCAATCAAAGGTTTCTATAAATATTATGAAGAGAAGACAAAAGGCACAGTAAAGTCATAATGGTCTCTTAGAGGAGAGTAACCATGAAAATCATAAAAGAGAACGCCTTACTAGTATTCTTGCTAGTTTTTATAGGTATCGTATCTACAGCAAAAGCCGACACCGATTGGCAAAGTGACAAATACGATTTTAAATGGATGCATGTACCGGTAGTGTGTGGCGAAAGTGAAGAAGTTAACCGATATCTTAAAGATAACGAATTTGAGTTACATAGTGTATCAATAGGTAGAGAGGGTGCTGATAAAGATGGTGACCCAGCTTATTGGGTATCTTATTTTATAAACAAAGATAAAACAGAAACAGTTTCGGCAATTACTTCACCTACAGGTAATGAAACATGTATGATGTATCGAAGTTTTGATTTAAAAGTACCTGGTACACAAACATAGAATTAGTCGTTGACGACAATTATGGTAGACATACTGGACGAGGGTGCGATTCCCTCCAGCTCCACCATAAACACATTTACAGAGTGTGCTTATGATGGGGCTGATACAGGTTTCGACAGGTGTTGAGAAAATTGTAAGAGATTAATAGGTGGTAACCTTAAATACTAATAAACGCAAACGATACTAACTTTGCATTAGCAGCTTAAACCTGCTTAGGGTTTTGTGAGTTTTCCTAGTAACAGAATAAACTCACGCTTTACATTTGAGTTAAAATAGTATATAATAGAGAGATTATGAACAGTAAAGAATTTAGTCAAAAGATAGAAACATTATCTAAACAAAAAAGGTGTTCTTACATGGATGCTATACTAGAATTTTGTAAAGATAACGACCTCGACCCTAGTACCATTGGTAGTATGGTGTCAAAATCCCTAAAAGAAAAAATTAAAGCAGAAGCTGTAAACCTTAAACTGTTAAAAGGTTCTGCTAATATGCCACAAGGAAAATTACCATTGTGAAAAAGTATAAGAATAAAATTGAAGATTTTTTTAAGTGGGTCAAAGGTACTGAACTTGTCGAATTAGATGACATTGATGTATCTGAGGATCCTGTAAGACCTGAGCTGACCCTTGGTTTTAGAATACTACATGGCCGTAAAATATTTGGTCTAAAGTATGATGAAGAAATTGAGGCAATTGTTTGTGTAGCAATGTGTCCTGAAGTACCTTACACCGTAAGAGAAATGGATTATATGTCGCAAGCAGCCAACCAAGATGGTCAGCGAGGCGAAATTTTAGTAGCATATACAGTATGGTCTAGGAAAAGAGGTGCAGGCAGAGAGATTATTTTAAAACTAAAAGACTATGCAGAAAAACAAAACTATGCTAGATTGATTACACTATCACCACTTACACCTATG